TCAAATCGCATTGCTGTAGAAATCATCGCTGACTGGAACAGGTTCCCAGCGTCCTTCGTGAATATGATTGGCGATTGCCAAAGCCATTACGCAGTCGTCGTGCTGCCCGGGCTCTGCTTCCATCCGACCGCTCTCAGTGACGACGAACGTGAGCATCTCACGCAGCGTGACAGGGTCGTTGATGCGGATTTGTTTGTCGCGATCAACGGCACGCAGCTTGTCGATGATGAGAGGCTTGGTCTTCTCGTTGGTCAGATGGCCGATAAGGATCGTGTCCTTATCCTCCAGCGCACCTTCACCCACGTCCGTGTAGATCAGTGGGTAGAAGCTGTCTCGCAGACTGACGCAAGTGAGCAGTCCGTGATTATTCCTCTCCGGTGCGATGAGAGCGGTATTGTAATAGAAGCCAAGAGTGGTGAGTACCTTGGCGAAGGCATCGGGATGAATGAGACCACGCCATACGGCAACTTGTCGAAGCCGGCTGTCAAGAACCTGGGCGACAGAGTAATCGCCTCCACGTACACCCATGCCGATGTCAGCACCGATGACGTACTTCTCATCAGGCGAGACCAAAGTCCGTCCGCCGGTCTCATCGGGATAGTCGTGATAGACAAGCAGTTCTCCTAGAGGATGCTCTTCGAGCTTGCCCTCGTAGACCGCCATGCGCTTGATGGGCGCCTTGGGCTTCTTGAGCCGCTCGTTGAGGTACTCGCTGTTGAAGACCGGGCGGCCCGTGGTGAGGAAGGCCTCGTCCGCTGTCGCCGGATACTCTTGCTTGAACAGCTCAGGGCCGTTCGCGGCGATCTTCAAGCGTCTCCATTGGAGTTGGTCGTCGTCCACGTTGTAGAGTTCGACCAGTTCTTCTTCCTCAGGAGTTCGTTTGAAACCTTCGGGTGCTGGTGCGCGATACTCAAGTGTCTCGTACCACGCGGCAAAGAATGGCCAGTAGCCGTTCGCGCCCTCGACCGCTCCGACCCACATTTCCCGGAACTTGCCGGTCATGCCTTGGGCCGTGCTCTCTAGGAACACGAACGTGTTGTCTACTTCGGGGACCGCTTGGATCAAACCGTTGAAGTTGGTGTTTGCGAAGGCTGTGGGCCAGAACGCAACTTCGGACAGGTGTGCCGTCTGTAGAGTTTCACCGCGGGCAATGCTGCGTCCACCAGCGGTGGCAACGCGGATGCCTGTGTCGAGCTTATCGAACACCAACTCCGTCTTGTTGGAGTACTTGGTGCTCGGGCGGAGCATCTCAGGGACGTTGTCGTGGAGACGCTTATACATGTCGAACAAGGCAGACGTTGAGTCCGCCTCGTGAGCCATAACGAGCCCTTTGTGGGCCGAATGCTGACTGAGCCACCAGTACTGGAACGCAGAGATGACTGTGGAGAGGCCCTGCTGGCGTGCCTTAAGCACGACCAAGCGGACCCGCCCGGAGGTCTTCAGTTGATCCAGTAAGGTCTTGAGGAAACGCTTCTGTACGCCGTTCAGCACGAACGGGACGATGCGACCGTCCTTTGTACGGATGCGACAACAGTGTCGGGCGTAGAATTCGAAGTCAGTCAGCAGGCGTTGGCGAACCTTATTCGCCTTGTCCTGTTTCTGCATCGTGATCAGCAATCACTCCGGCCAACCATGTCTCGGCACTGTTGATGCGTAGGTCAGCTTTGCTCGCCGGCTTCGCCCTGGTCCATTCTAGGACCGTGCGGATCGACGAGGTCTTCACGGCAGCCTGGGTCAGAGGGCTCAGTGCCATCTTGAATGCTTCTTGCAGCGCCGCCTTGGCCATTTGGTCGTCGCTCAAGTTCGGATCGAACTCGATGACGCCAGCCTTCTCCAATTCTTCCATGAGGTACTTTGCTTTCTGTTCGGCCAAATCCCACAGCGGCTGCGCCTGAGCGCGCCGCATGCCATCAGGAATACCGATGCGCGAGCCACGCTGGTGCCGAAGGCGCTCAGCCTGCTTCGCTCGGAACTCCGGGTCCTGCCACTTTTTCTTGAGAGCTTCGGAGGCCGCAGGGTTTTTGCGGCCCAACTTGGCCCGTGGGGCCTTCTTACGGGGTTGTTTGGGCGCCGGCATTTCCTTGGGACATTGCTAGGAGCGCTCGCACTGACGCGGGCACAATTGAGTTAGGTCTGGATGCCGCAGCAGGCACCACAGACAGCGGGGCGCGCGCGGCGCGCATTTGCTGGAGCTTGGCGACTTGGCGAGCTACCGAGGCGTTCGCACGGCCACGCATCATCAGGCCGAGCGCTGGCAGACCAATGGCTCCAAGAGAGCCTTCGCCCTCCTGGCCACCCAGGTACGCACCTGCGCCGGCTACAGCGAGAGAGCCAATGCCTCCACCACCACCGAGCATGTTGCCGGCGTAGCGAGCGAGGTTGCCTGGAAGCGTACCATTATAGATACGCGCAAGCTGGGCTGTCTCGGCCGCGTTGAGACCGCGGGCGTCCTTGCCGAACGCATAGGACTTGTAGGCCTGACGCAGGGCGTTGCCGGAGTTGTTGCCGGAGTTGGCAGCAGCCGCATTCGCCTCTGCCTTGCTCTGGACCAGACCCATTCGCTGGAGGTCCATGCCTGCGTTGTAGTTCTGGCGAGCGTCCGCGAGTATAGGCAGATGCTGCTCAAGCACGTCGTTGAGCATGTCCATCACATCGGACGAAGCCGCGCGATCCTCAGGATGCGTCAAGCTCTTGAGACCAGCCTTTAGCTGGCCTCGATACTCCATCATCTCCTGCATAGTCAGCGGGTTCGGTGCCTGCTGATACGGAGGTGCCGATTGGTGGAAGCCAATCTGTTTGCCGTTGACGATCATCGGCTGTGGTTGAGGCGTCACTGTCGTAGGCGAGGTGCGCTGCGCGATGTCGTCGAGGACATCGGTGGCCTCTGGAGCGATCTTGCTGCTCACCAGCCCACGCTGGCCCAAGTTGGCCCTGACCTGAGCAGCCCGCTGACCGAGTGTCTGCGGGTTGATCGGCACGTTCGATTGACGCGCTGCGTTGTATTGGCTCTCAGCAGCATCGAGGTACGTGTCGGCGTCAGGAGCGGCCTTGGCGATCTTCGCCGCCGCCCTCATGGCGCCGAGCTTGGTCAGCACCGCGGGCGAGAGTGCAGCGCCGGCAGCACGAGCCACAGGCTCGAATGGTGTGCCCTCAGTGGCCTCGCCAGCGGCCTCAGAGGCCACGCCAGGAACCACAGCACGCGTGAGAAGACGCGAGGCAATCCCTTCTGGACCGCCAACCGCAGCCGGAACCATGGAGCCTATAGAGGCCGCGTAGTTCTCAGCGGTGTTCTGTGGGGCGTGTAGAGGCAGATTGTCAGCCGCGAGCTTTTGCAGCGCCGAGCTGTTTGGCAGGTAGGTGTCGTCCGGGTTCTCGGGCCCAGGAGTGCCGTTGAGCCAATGGAGGGCCTTGCTGCCGTACTTCTCGATGTCACCAGGAAGACCGGCTAGGCCGGCCAATCCCTGCACGAGGCCAGTGCCGGCAGCCTTTGCGAGGCCGCCAGCAGTGACCGGTGCGGAGGTGTCAGTCTTGGAGCCTGAGCCCTCGTTCTTGAGGAAGTGCTCCGCGGTGGCGCGCGCTTCGTTCTCGTCCTGTGCATCGATGTGCAGCGTACGGCCGTCATCGATTTGAACATTGAACAGAGCCATCGCGATTTCCTTTATCGTTGACCGGCTGCGTAGGCTCGGTCGTTCTCTTCTTGCCGCTTCTTGCCGGCTGCGTACCACTTGGTGAGTGCGCGCCACATGTCGCCCACGCTCTGCCCAGGCTGATTGAGATCAGCGCGTGCTTGGACGCGGGATGCAGCAGCGCGGTCAGCCGGCGTCATGCGAGGCTGTGCGGCAGCCGGAACAGCAGCAGGAGCCGCCGCAGGAGCCGCAGGAGCCGCACCTGGAGGCGTCCACCCGGCCGCCATATCCGGCGCAGGGCCGGCAGCGGGCAGCGGTGTCATGCCAGGACGAGGTCCAGGTTGAGCACCGGGCGGGATCACAGGGGCCGTACCGACCGGCGCTGCGGGCGCAGGAGCGCCGCCACCAGCCGGCGTAATGCCGACCACACGGCCGCCAGGGGCAGCCGCAGGGGCCGCTTGGGCCTGTTGAGGCTGGTCGAGGCCGGCTTGCCGGTCGAGCGAAGCCTTGGCTTCCTTGGAAATCAGACCACCCGTGTTGGGCATGGGCGTGTTGGTACCCATGGTCGTCTTCCAACGGCCTTCTTGCTCGTCGAGCTTCTCCTTGAACATGCGGCCGTTCTGAGCGAGAGCGGCGTTGAATGCATCAGGAGCTTGGTTCTGACTGAACGGGCTGAGCGCCTGTTTGATATCGGCGTCAGACATGTTGCCTGAACGCAGGTATCGAGACGCCTCGTGCGCGTAGTTGTTCAGCGCAGTGACATAGCGATTGACTGCCGGGTCGCCACTGTTTGACTTCCAGGCATTGAGGCCGGCATTGACCAGCTTGAAGTTGGTGTTGCCGAGGGCGTCATAGGCCGACTTCAGTTCATCACCGTGCTGAGCCAGTGCGCCGATGGCTGTCGCTTGACCGCCGAGTGAGGTCGGTGAGCTATCCTCGTAGGCCAACCGCATCTTGCGGCGAGCGTCGAAGGTGTTCTCATCGAACGTCGAGTCGATGGAGTGCGCCAGCGTCATCATGCGGGTGCGGAACGGACCCTGCCGAGACAGCATGCCTGATGTGGCACGCCCGTCGAGCATGGCGTTCATTTCGCCCTGTAGCTCAGGAGCAAGCATGCCGACCAGTTGGTCACGCGAGGCACCATTGGCCCGCGCGGCACTGATCTGAGACATCAGAGACTTGTCTTGAGCCACAGTGCCAGTGCTGGCACCCGGCTGAACAATCTGACCGTTCTCGTCGATGCGCTTGATGCCCTGAGGCGTGACCATACCGAAGATAGGCTGGCCGTAGACATCCGTACCGATTTGGTGGATGTCAGGACGCATCTGCGTCAGCGACTGCATCTGGTTGGCAGACTGACCCAACGCATATGCTTGCGCCGGGTTGCTGGACGAGGCCAGTGCCGAGGCTGCGCGCACGAGCGCTGAGCCCCAGTCAGAGGTCGCTGGGTTGTAGCCCTGTTGCTGACCTTGGGGTTGACCAGAGGACTGATCTTCACCACCGAGTGGCGAATAGCCAACGGCTTTGTCTTCACCGCCCGCTGGAGCACCGAGACCAGCGTTCTTCAGGAAGTTCCGCACGTACCATTCGTTGGTGTGGTAGCCGTCGGAGGCCTGAGGAGAAGCGTTTGGGTTGCCGGTGAACCATGCAGAGGCCGCGCCTTTCGGGCCGTACTTCTGCACGTAGTCGCCGAACTTGCCCTGGAACACCTTTTCCTGAGCATCGGGATCGCTCAGGAACTGCTGAGGCGTCAGGCTGCGGCCGAGATACTGGAGGGTCCACGGGCCAACGTTCTGGCCCATGACCTGATACTTGCCGTAGGCGCGGTCGCCGCTGCTCGTAGCAGGGCCGAGGGCGCCGTAGTTGCCTCCGCTCTCGTTACCGGAGATGCCTTGGCTAAAATCAAACATGCCAGCCATGGATCACCTACTTCTGCCCGAACAGGCTCATGATGCCTGAGATGCCGCCGAGCCCTGTTGATCCGCCCATCGAGTTCTGGCCGCCGAGGATCGAGCCACCGGCGCCGAGGATCGACGCAATCTGCGACAGTGCGCTCGGTGTGGTCGTGCTCGTGCTGGAGCCGGTCTGTTGGCTCTGGCCGCCGAGGGCAGCCATGCTCTCAAGGTACGGCAGGTACTGTTGCATCGAGGCAAACGGGTTCTGCGTGCCCCACTGGTTCTGGGCCAACTGCTCATTGAGGTTCAGTTGGTTGCCAGACTGGAGGCCTGTGCCGCCCGCGCCAGCGATGTTGAATAGGGTAGAGGCGTTGTTGACGCCTTCGCCCAGAGCGCCAACACCTAGGTTGGCTGCGTTGGTGCCGAGGCCGCCGAGGGTGGTATAGCCACCCAACGCCTGAGCGTTGTTGGTCGCGGCTTGGTTCTCAGCCGTATTCAGCGCGTTGGTGTAGGCCTGCCCTGTGAGGGCGCCTGCGAGACTCTGGTCCTGCTCGGCCAGACCTTGCTGCACCAAACCTTGGGCGATGCCAGTTCGGCTGCTGTTGGTGTTACCGGTGCCGGCCGCAGCGCTATCAATCCCCGGAAGGGTGACTTGCTGAGCCTGCTGGATTTGCGGCAGCATCAACTGCTCGACCTGGGCCGGGATATTCTCGCCAGCGACCATTTGGTTCGCGGCTGAGGACAAGGCGGCAGGGTTGTTGGCCAGAGCGGGATTGTAGCCTTCGAGCGCCGAAAGAGCAGCGTTAGTGCCTGTGGTGCCCGTGCCGGTTAGATTGGTGCCGGCATTGAGCGCCGTAGTGGCAGGGCTCAGATTGCCGCCGAAGCCAATCATGGACTGGAAGGTCTGAAGCTGTTGCGGCGTCATCTGCGCGACGAAACCGCTGGGCTGAGTAGCAGCGTTATTGGCTGTGGACTGGTTGTAGGCCTGGGTCAGCCCCGGAATGGCGTTCTGTAGCGCGCCCTGAGTCGGCGCCCACGGGTTGGACACCGTCGTCTGGTTGCTGTTTTGCTGCTGCTGGTTGCTGCCGCTCATCGGGCAAATCCTTTATCGAAACGTAGACGCGGCGCTTCTCGCCGTTCTGGCAATCAATGAATGTGTCTGTTGGCTTGAAGCCGAAGAGCGACACGAATGCGCGCCACTTCTCGTCGTCCTGCTCTGCGTATGCAAAGAGCGGAGCTTGAACAACACTGCGGAGGACCTTCCACTCGCGTATGGCGCGCTTCAGGACCTGTTTGTTGAACTCTGCGAACCGGATGTGGAACAGCAGGAATTGCTGTCCCGACTCGTCCTTGTACTCGTCGATCTCGGCCCAGTATTCGGGATGAGAGATGACCTCGTGACGTTGGACGAACTGCATCAGCGATTGACCAGTTCCCAGCGTGTATTCGCGGCGTTGTAACGCAGCATGAGTTCAGCCAGATTGGTGATGTCTCCAGCGACCAGTGCGGTCCCACCGCGCTTGGTGATCGTGTGAGCACCAATGCCACTCGGGTTGAACGTAGGAGTGGTCGTGGTGTTCGACGCAATGGCACGGACGGTCAGCAAGAGCCCGTCAGTTAGGGCCGTGACCGGGGTAGGATACGTGGCCGTAAGGGCATCAGAGGTGCCACCAGCCACAACCCACGGGATCACATTCTGGACCGCGGTTTTCACATCGCTGAGGGCCTGCGAGATGCGCTGGAACTCATCCCGCAGGAACTGAGCCTGATTGCCACTGTTGGTGAACGGTCGCGGCTTGTACGGAATAGTGTTTGCCACAGGAACCTCGTGTGAGCACTAGCGCTCGCCGAGGACATCCAGATTGGCGTCGTATCCCGACAGCGACATGTAGCGGTAATCGTTGAACGTGACCTGCACGTATAGGTACCGACCAGCTAGACCGAAGTCCAACTTGTAGAAGGTCTCGCCGTCCCAGGTCATCGTTGGAGCGAACGTCGGAGTCTCGTTGAAGTAGTCTGCGGCACCCACGTCAAACGTGATTGCAGAAGCATTAGGGTCCAGGCGTCCCTGCGGGTATAGGTAGTTGCAAATCTTGTACCCAGGCAGGTCTATACCAAGCTGATCGAGGTCGAGACCGTCACGCGCCAGATAAAGGCCCTGCGTGGCGTTAAGATCGACCGGAGCGCCCACGAGCGACAACTCGCCAACTGGATCAAATGCGTAGAGCGACTCAGTGAGGGGCGAATACGTATCGCCCACGAACACCGTGGACTTCTTGATGTTGTCCTGTTGGCTCTGCCACGAGCCACCAAACGTGTTCCACGCCTGGGTGCTTGGGTTCCACGTTGCGCCCTGTGTCAGGTTCGCACGGGTGCCCATGTAGACCAAAGGCAGGTCGTCGAAGGTCCACCTGTCGTTCTGGTAGTCCCAAGTAGCGGACCTGTTGCACCCGTTTGGGCCGTTGACCCACTTGGCGTTGCTGTCACCAGAGCAGTAGCAGAACATCAACTCCTTGAGGATTTGGTTGTGCTGAATGAAGCAGCGACTGGAGTTGTTGAGCTGAATGCCACCAAAGATGAACTCACGTACGCGACCATCGCAGATCGAGGTCGGAGTGACGCCATCGTGTATCCAGATGTCGTCTGGACCGAA